ACCCGTGGATCGAGATATCCGACCCGCTGACGGGCAAGAAGAAGCTCGTGCCGCCGACCGGAGCCGTGGCGGGATGCATCGCCCGAAGCGATCAGAAGACAGACGTGTGGTACGCTCCTGCCGGCATCGACCGGGGCCGCGTCTTCAACGTGCTGTCGCTGGGCTACAAGACCAGCCGGGGCGAGCGGGACGTGCTCTACTCCGAGGGCGTTAACGTCATCGCCTCGTTCCCCGACACTGGCGTCAACATCTGGGGACAGAAGACTCTGCAGTCACAGCCTTCGGCGCTCGACCGCGTGAACGTCCGCAGGCTCATGATGTATGTCGAGGAGGCTGTCTCGCAGTCGGCGCGGTTCGTGGTCTTTGAGCCGAACAACTCGCAGACGTGGCGGGCGCTCGTACGCCTCATCACCCCGTTCCTGCAGGGCGTCAAGAGCAAGGGCGGGTTCAATGACTTCCGCGTCCAGTGCGACGAGGAGACCAACACCGCGCAGACGATCGACCAGAATCAAATGGTCTGCCGGGTGTTCGTGAAGCCCACAAAGACCGCCGAGTTCGTCGAGCTCAACTTCATCCTGACCGCCACCGGCGCGGACTTCAGTGAGATATTCTAGGAGGTGACCGCATGGAAGTGATGATGCCCCAGAGCCTCTACCAGAACTGGCAGTTCGCTATCGAAGTGAACGGGTTCGATGTGGCTCAGTTCAAGAAGGGCCAGGAGCCCAAGACCGAGTTCGAGGAGGTGGCGTTCGCGCCGGCGGGCTCCATGTTCGACGAGAAGGTCGCCGGTCGCGTCAAGTTCGGCGACGTAACACTCGAAAAGGGAGTGCTGGCCGACGGCTCGGATGAGGCTGCTCGTGACTGGGTCCGTATCCAGGCCGATGTGAACTACGGCGTCGGCGCGCTGCCGGAGGAGTATATGCGCGATATCGACATCGTCCGCTACGACCGGGCCGGCAACGAGACGCGCAGATGGACGCTCGTCGGAGCGTGGGTGAAGTCGCTCGAGTATGACGATCTCGAAGGCAGCAGTTCCGACAACACCATCGAGAAGATGACGATCTGCTACCAGTACTGGATTTGAGGAGGCACGCATGTATTCGTTCGAACTGCCCAGTGGGCCTGAGATAGAGCTTCGCGAGATGACCGGCGCGGAGGAGGAGCTACTCACCAACCAGCGACTCGTCCGAAACGGCGACGCCGTGAACCAGGTCCTGCGCAACTGCATCGTCAGGATCGGTGAGAAGAACGAGGTCACCACAGCCGACGTTCTCGACATGCTCTCGGGCGACAGGCTCTTCGTCCTGGTGAGGCTCAGGCAGATATCGTTGGGAGACGAAGTCGAACTAGAATTGGTCTGCCCCAACACCGCGTGCCGGGCGAAGAACCGAGCCATGGTCAGCATCAACGATTTGCCGGTCACGCCGTACGGCGAGGAGCGGGAGTTCACATTCACCCTCCCCGCTTCCGGGGCCAAGGTCAGGTTCGGCTACCTCGACGGCCACAAAGAGAAGCGCCTCGCGCAGATGCAGGAGCCGTCCATCTCAGCCGCGATGCTCATCCGCATTCTCGACATCGACGGGAACCCGCCCTCGAAGAAGGCCCTTGCGGAGATGTCCATGCGCGACCGCAGTGCGCTTCGGCAGGAGATGCTTCGCGTGGATGCCGGAGTCGACACCTCCATTGAGCTTGACTGTGATTCGTGCGGGGCTCGCATTCGCACGAGACTGGAGGCCGAGCCGGGTTTTTTGTTCCCCGGAGTTCGCTCCTGAGAGACGCATTCTTCCTCGCCTACGGCGGGCTGCACTGGGAGTATGCCGAGGTCGTCAGGCTGCCGCTCAGGACCCGACAGGAGTTCGTCGAGGCCCTTGAGCGTCAGCTTGACTTCGAGCGGCATGAGATGGAGCGTAACCGGAGATGATGAGTGACCTCGGCCTCGGCATAGTCGTCAGCCTCAAAGACGCATTCACGCAGAACGCGACGCGCATCCAGTCGTCGATGCAGTCGCTGGACTCGTCGGTCGAGGCTGCCGGCGCCAACATGACCCGTAACCTCGGCTTCATCGAGAAGGGCACGATGATGATAGGCGCGGGCCTCGCGATGCTGGCGATCCCGACCGGCCTTGTTGCGTCGACCGCCGCCACTCAGACCGCCCTCGGCGAGCTCGCTTCTGTCGGTGTCAAGGACTTCCGCGCGATGGAAGACGCTGCGGAGTCGTTCACGAACAAGTGGGCCGGGACAAACAAGGCCGAGTTCATCACCGCCGCCTATGACGTGAAGTCGGCTCTCGCTAGTCTCTCTGACCAGGCAGTCGGCACGTTCGCCGCGATGGCCGCGCTTACCGCCAAGGCCACGAAAGCCACCACCCAGGAGATGGTGGAGACCTTCACCACAGGCTACGGCATCTTCAAGCCGCTCGCCAAGGACATGTCCGACATCCAGTGGGCGAAGATGTTCTCCGGCGCGCTCGCTCAGACGGTCGGCGTGTTCAAGACGACGGGCCCGCAGACGGCGGAGGCCATCAAGAACATCGGCGCGATAGCGGCGGCATCCAACATTCCTTTGCAGGAACAGATGGCGATCCTCGGCCAGCTTCAGACTACGATGCCGGGATCGGAGGCGGGCACGCTATACAAGGCGTTCATGATGCAGGTCGCCAAGGCCGGCCAGGAGTTGGGGCTCTCATTCGTCGACACGCGTGGACAGCTTAAGGGCATAGTCCCGATCCTCCAGGAACTCAAGCGAGGCTTTCCCGACCTCTCGAACGCTGCGGCTCAGGTCAAGCTCAAGAAAGCGTTCGGCTCGGACGAAGCGGTGCGGTTCCTCCTGCAGATGTCGATGGGACTCGACCAGCTCGAGGGCAATATCAAGAGCGTCGGGCAGGCGATGAAGGGCGGAACGGCCGTCACCCTTGAGATGGCCCGGGCGATGAACACGGACATTGGCTCGCAGTACGGGCTTGCGAAACAGCAGCTTCAGAACCTGTTCGAGATCCTCGGGCGAACGATGCTGCCGGTGGTGATCCCGGTCTTCCAGGCATTCTCGCGGTTCATCTTGCACCTGCAGACCGTGGCGAAGAGCATGCCCGGCGTGACCCGTGTCGTGCTCACTCTGTGTGCCGCGCTCGGTGCCGTGCTGGTTGTGGTCGGCGCGGTCGTGTCGGCGATAGGCACAATCGGAATCGTGCTGCCGGCAGTCAAGGCCGGGATCGCGGCGATGGGGCCCATGCTGGCCGGGGTCGGATCGGCGGTCTCGGCTTACTTCTGGCCGGTTGTTGCGATCATCGCGGCAGTGGTGATAGCCGTGATCGCGCTCAAGCGCGCCTGGGAGACCAACTTCGCCGGCATTCGCGACGTGGTGATGGGAGCATGGAACAAGGTTTCGCTTGCCTTCCAGGGCGTCAGAGCGCTCTTCGGCTCGCTCTCCGGCGGCACGGGTCAGATGTCCGCAGAGCTTGCCCAGAAGCTGCAGGCGGCCGGCCTGCTGAAGTTCGTTGCCACCGTGTTCCAGGTCTACTACCGCGTGCGGGAGTTCCTGTCCGGCTTGTGGCAGACGTTCACTGGCTGTTTCGCGAAGATCCGGGCGATCCTTGAACCCGTGGTGCGCACGCTGATGGGCGCGTTTGGGGAGCTGGGTAAAGCGCTCGGTTCGGTCTTCGCGGCATTCGGATTGGCGGCGACAGCCGCCGATGCATCTTCGTTCAAGAGCTTCGGTCAAACCCTCGGCACGGTCCTGGGCGTCATCGCACAAGTCGCGGCCTACGTTATCAAGTTCATCGTCTATCCGCTCACGTGGGTGATTCGGATTGTCGCTGCGGTCGTGCAAGGCATCGTCTGGTTCGGCAAGACCGTCGTAACGGCCTTCGTCGCGGCTGCGCGGTACGTCTACCGCTTCTCACTGCCGCTTCGGATGATCGTGCAAGCGCTGCTCGCCGTGGGCCGCGTGGCCTACACTGTTTGGCGGATGATCACCGGCGACGTCTCAGTGGTAGACGGGCTTAAGGCGATAGGCAGCGCCGTGTTCGACTTTCTGGCTACCCCGTTCCTGTGGGTTCGCGATGTGGCATCCGCGACGTGGGACGTCCTGCGGAGTGTGTTCTCAGGTGTTGGCGGCTTCTTCAGGTCGGCGGGAACAGCACTGCTGTCGGCCCTGCAGAGTCTGCCAGTGGTGGGCACGATCACTCGCGTGTTCGGCACGGTGCGTTCACTCGTCTCCGGGCAAACCAACTTCGCCGAGGCGGGGAAGCGAATACTCATCACGCTAGGCCAGGGGATCTGGTCCACTGCCACCTTCCCATTCGAGACGATCAAGCGCGCCCTGGGCTGGCTCTGTAGATTGCTGCCGTTCTCGGACGCCCAGGAGGGACCACTCTCCAGCCTCACTGCTTCCGGCGCGGCGATCCCGCGAACACTTGCCCGGGGGATGCTGTCCCTCATCTCGCTTCCCGGTCAGGTTCTGAGTGCCATGTTCAGGAGCATGCTCAACGAGGCAAGCTGGGTCTGGGGTGAGATGCGTGCTCTTGGCGCCGGTCTTGTCTCGACGATTTCCGGCACTTTCTCGAGGATTGGCGGCTTCGCTGGATCCGTCTGGTCACGCGTTCGCGGTTCGGCGGCGTCCGCTTGGTCAAGCATCACTTCAATGGCATCCAATGCGGCAAGCTGGCTGCGAGCGCCATTCAGCGCCATGGCAAGTGGAGCATCAGCAACCTGGTCAGCGGTTCGAGGAGCGGCGTCGAATGCGTTCTCCTACATCCTCTCCAGCTCATCCAACCTGGTGTCTGCGGCGTTCCAGAGCGGCCGTTCCGTGATGACGACCATAGCCAGTGGAATCCGCTCGGCCGTCTCTGCCCCATATGAGGCGGCGAGGTCGGCGCTTTCGCGGCTCAGGAGACTGCTGCCGTTTTCAGGCGCCCAGGAAGGGCCGCTCTCAACGCTCACGCGAAGCGGCGCCGCGATGCTTGAGGCATTCAGTGCCGGCATCACCCGTGCTTCGGAGCTTCCTGCCCGGGCGGTTCACAGCAGCCTGGGAGCAGCAAGAAACCTGATGAATGCCGGTCTGCCAACAAGTGCACTTGCGGCAACCCTTGCGCTGACGCCGGTTGTCGCGGGTGCTGTGCCTGGCATCGCTGCCGCAGAACTCGTTGGCCGAACCGTCGAACGATCCCGGCTTCTGGCTGTCACCCGGGGGTCTGTCGCGTCCGAGCAGGCTTCAGGTGTCGCCGGTCGTTCCGAGGACCTTCGCCCGATCCTGGACGCGATACTCGCAAAGCTCGATGGGCTCGTGGACAGGCCAATCGACGTGTCAGTCACGACCAATCTCGACGGCCGGCGGATAGCGCAGGCTGTCTACAAAGACATGCGCGAGCGGAAGGTCAGGAACTATGAGCCGGCCTAACGCGAAGCGTGTTTTCATCTGCAGTCGCTATGCCGGCGACATCGAGCGCAACGTCGACGCCGCGGTGGCGCTCTGCCGGATCGCTGTCGATGCCGGCTGCGCGCCGTTTGCTCCGCATTTGATCTACACGCGGTTTGTCGATGATGCAGATCCCGTCGAGCGTGAACTCGGCATATCTATGGGCCTGCGGTTCATGGAAGTCTGCGATGAGGTATGGGTCTACACCGGCGACGGGATCTCCGAGGGCATGCGACGTGAGATCGCCCACGCGAGGCGGCTCGCAAAGACGGTTGTCGAGATTGCGGAGGTGCCTACGTGCCTGCCAACATGAGGAAGACGACCGGCTATCTCGTGGATGTCGTGACGCGTGAGTCGCTGGAGTTCCAATACAACCCGGATGAGATATCCGACGAGAAGAGCACCGACTTTGCGACCATCAAGATACCCGGCATGAGTCACCCGAGGTACCAATATGTGGCCGGCGAGGCAAGGAAGATCGGCTTCAAGCTCGTGTTCTTCAAGGGCCCTGTGAGGGAGAGTGTCGCGTGGCTGCAATCGCTCCTCTACCCACAGCACGACAAGACGATGCTCAAGAGCGGCCCGCACAAGGTGCTCTTCTTCCTCGGCGACTTGTATCCCGGCGTCCTCTGCATTGTGCGCCAGGTGCGTGCGCGTTACTTCCACATGTTCGACTTGGACAACCTCCTCCCACAGCATGCCGAGGTGGAGATGACGCTTGAAGAGATAGTGCAGAGGTCTGTGAGCTATAGCGAGGTGCGCAGATGATAGGGCCGGATTCCAGATACGCGACGTGTGTGCTCTACGTCGACGGTCAGGAGGAGTTCCTGGGCAGGCGGCCCCGCATCGACACCGCACCCCAGCCCGACGATGTCTTCCACACGGTGGTCGAGGGCGACCGTATCGACCTGATTGCTTATCGATACCTGGGGCAAGCTGAGCTGTGGTGGGTGATATGTGATTACAACGATATCCTCTTGGCGCTGGAACTGGTCACAGGAGCAGTGTTGAGGATCCCGTCTTGGGAATCCGTACAGCTAGGCGTTCTCTAGCGGCACGAGTGATACAGGACGTCTACCAAGACTACTGATGAGCATCTAGCCCTGCTGCCCAAATCGCCGATTCCCACGAGCGACTCACAGGCTATCGTGCGTGTTGTGCTACGTCGAACATGAGAACTGCGCTGGTACCAGGCACTTGGGGTGTCTCCAGCGTCCTGATCAGCGAAAGATCGTGGTTCACCATGATCAAGCCCTTGCCCGAGGAGAGCTGGGTTGTCGCTGCGACTCGCGCGACAGTTGGCAAGCCATGTCCGCGGCTGGCAATACCAGTGCGAGATATGCCTGGAGTCAATGCATACTGCAGACATTCGCAGTCGGTCAGCCCTTGTGCCGTCACCGCTTCCTTGCGGGCTGCGTGTAAGCGCAGAGATGAGCCAACCCCGATTCCCAAGTCCGACACGGCGACGAAAAGCCTACCCGCCAGTCCTGCCTTCGAGCCGCCACGAAGGCGATTGTAACTGATTGTGACGCAACCTGCAGTTTCCCCAGAGTGGTCGAAGATATTGTAGGCAAGCTCGAGTATGGCAGCGCAGCAACGGTTCGCAGTGCTGTCGCCCAGGTATGACAGGTGGAAGCTCAGTGCTTTCTGGCGGAAGAATGCAGGGATGCTAGAGGAAGTCAGAACGTATGTGTTTCCCGACCGGGAGATCAACCGTGTCTGCTGGCCAAGCGGTTCCTCACCGGAAACCTGGTGAGACGGGATCCGCTTGGGAGGGTCAGGCACGCCGTAATGTGCGTTGTAGTGGTCGATGATACCAAACCGGTTGAGAAAGGAAAGAACATTCTCTTTCTGCGGTAGGCTTATGCGAACCCTTACACCTTGCTGTGCAAGCAGGAAAGGGATGAGCACAAGGTAGTTCAGGCCTTCGGAATCAACATAGCCCAGTCCTCTTAGGTCAATCACGATCTCGCGACAGTGCCCATCGCGCAATTCCCCTATTCTGGACCAAACCATCCGTACCGATTTGGCGGCGAATTCATAAGGGAACTTGATTGCAGCCACCGCTAACTCTCGACTTCTCGACCAAAGAACACAGGCAACAATGCAACCCGAGCCTTCTTGGGCGACTGAACCAACGTGGCAAAACCGTCAAGCCGGAGCGAACTCACGTCGCCGCATAAATGGAGGAAGACCGGCGTGTTTGTGATCCAAGAGCCCCTTGATGTAACCATGCACACAGGCAGCTCGCCACAACGTCCCTCCCAGTGCAGGAAATCGAGTTCTCTATACTCAGCAAAGCGTTCGGGCCCCTGCGCTCTGAGCGAGATCACAAAGTCACCGCTGAACCGAACAAGATCGTGGAGCCCTGACACGGTGTCTTCTTCGGCTTCGTCATCCAGAACCGAGAATGCAGCTTGCTGAGCCAAATGTTGTCTGACCTTCTCTACTGTCGATTCGTCCTTCGTCGTAAAGGTCATCTCATTGCTATAGAGTCCGCCTGTATCGACTCCGCCTTTCGCCTTTGCCTTCAGTCCCATCACGGACAGAAGGGAGCTCGTCTCAGCTTCCGCACTAGCCTTTGCGGCTCCACTTATATCCCATTTCTTTCTCTGCTCGCTAGGAAGCTTGACACCGACCTGCTCAGCGATCTGAGCGGTACGACATCGGCTGACATAGTAGTAGATCCACATTGCCCTTGGTCCCTCCTATCCAGGATGGCAGAGATGGCACAGAGCGCGGGCATGCGCCCCTCCTGACGCGAGACAGTCAGGAGCGTTACGGGCTCATCCGCATTATACCATTACTGGCGAGCAGGTGCCGAACCCCGACACTTCCTGAATTCCTCCGGTAAGTAATCATTGGGAGAGATCTATGAGGCGCACCCGGGGCGGGACGAGTGGAGCTAGACGTTTGTCCACCCACATTCGTGATAGAGATCGAGGGTAGGAGGCTCTCACGGGACATCACGCACCAGATCGCCTCGTCTTCGAGGACAACGAGGATCTCGACGTGATGGAACTCTCTGTTACCGACTGGTACCTGCAGTTCGTGGACGATCCGCCTTTTCGGGTGGGCGCTGAGATTGGACTGTACCCCTAATGATTGCCCCCTACCTACTGTAGATAGGTGTACGTACCCACTCGTCCGCCCAAAGAATCCCGGCACGCCGCCTCGCTCGCCAGTAAATATCCAAGTGGAGGCACTTGGACAAGCGGCGATGCAACTGGACGTCTACCAGCCCACATTCATCATAGAGATCGAGGGCAATCGGCTCTCCAAGGACATCACGCACGAGATAACCTCGTTCGTCTTCGAGGACAACGAGGAGGAGATGGACGTGATGGAGGTCGCCATCACGGACCGTTATCTGCAGTTCGTGGACGATCCGCTCTTCCAGGAGGGCAATGACATCACGGCCCGGTTCGGCTATGTGGATGACCTGTCGGCAAGGAAGGTCGCGGTCATCAAGGAGATAGACTACGACTTCCCTGAAACCGGCGAGCCGACCATCAAGATCAAGGCTTACGACAAGGGGCACAAGCTCGCGGGCAGGCAGATCCAGCGGGTCTGGCAGAAGCCGGCCCCCGGCATTCTCTACTCGGAGATCGCGGAGAAGATCGCCCGCGAACACGGGCTGACACCGGTCGTGAAGAAGACGGTCGGCAGGCATCTCCGGGTGGTTCAGGGGAACGTCTCGGATGCGCGGCTCTTGAAGGACTTGGCCGCGAAGTCTCGCGACCGCGACGGCAAGGGGGTGACGGGATATGCATTTTACGTCCAAGATGACGAGCTGCATTTCCATCCGCGTTCTCTTGACTCGCGGCCCGTCCTGACCCTGGAGTACTTCACCGACGGCGAGGGTGTGCTGCGCTCGTTCAAGCCGTCGACTCGGTCGCAGTCCGTGAAAGGCGCGGGCACCGAAACCAGAGCCGTCGGGGTCGACCCGCGCAAGAAGAAACCCATGGAGCATCGGGCGAACAACGCGACAACGCCCGAGCGGGTGTCTCTCGGCAAGAAGACGTATCTCGTGGACGGCGGCACCGGCGACGGCAAGTTCAGGAAGCAGGAATCGGGCAAGATCGCACAGAGCTTCGCCCGCTCGGAGGGTTTTCACGAGGAGCCTCGTCAAGAGCCAGCACAAGACAAGGCCGAGGGTCAGTTCAAGGACGCCGAGATGAGGCAGGTCGAGGCGACCGCCGTCACCATCGGCATCCCTAGCCTTGCGGCAAAGCAGAACATCGAGATCCGTGGTGTCGGCAGGAAGTTCTCAGGCACCTACTACTGCACATCCGTGCGGCACGTGTTCCAGGATGGCTATTCCTGCGAGTTGAAGCTCAAGCGCAATGCTCTAGGCAAGGGTGCAGGCGCCAAGGCCGCTGAGGTCAAGGGCAAGAAGAACGAACAGCAAGCTCCTCGGCAGCCGAAGAAGCAGGCGCCATCAAAGGCTGCACAGGCCAGGGCATCGCAGCCGGCAAGGTCGGTGAAACCGAAGCCACAGATGGTCAAGATCGATGCAAACAGCGGGCGAATACTCAGCAAGTGACGATGGAGGTCTCCTTTGAAAATACTCGGAGGCACTGGACGAACGATCTTGAAACAAGCGAGAGCCACGGCTAAGCGTGTGCTGGTCCGAGCGGCAAAGCGACAGATATCGCGCACGGTGTCAAAGATCACGAAGCGCTTGTTCGGATAGTTATCGCCAACCAGCAGGAGAAAAGGCATGCAAGTAGATCAGGTAGTCAGGTTCGTTGTGGAGAACAAGGAGGTCTTCATAGCCTTCGTGGTCTCGCTCGTTGCCGTCGTTAAGTTGACGGCATGGGGCAAAGCGCAGGCGGCGGCTCTAGACGCAGTCGTGGGAGCCATCGAATGCCTCGGCGCTGATGACGTGAAGAGCAAGGTCGCCATGGCGGAGAAGAGACTTGCCGCCGCGGCTAAGGACGCGCTCAAAGACGCCGTCGCCAAGGCCGACGCGAAGAAGTCGCCCTTGAGCACGGTCTTGAAGTTCATTCGTGAGATCTTCAGAGGCATCTAGGTGGCACTGCCGTTCCAGGATGAAGAGCACGAGGAGCGGTACAAGTCGCGCTTCTACGGCAAGTATCGCGCGTTCGTGCGCGACAACCACGACCCGGAGCGGCTGGGCAGGTGCAGGCTTGAGGTTCCGGCGGTTCTGGGGGTCAGCCCGGAGAACTGGTCGGATTGGGCTTCCCCGTGCTTCCCGTTCGGCGGAATCGACAACTGCGGCACGTTCCTAGTCCCTCCCGAAGGCGCATCGGTCTGGGCGGAGTTCGAGGGCGGTGAGCCGCAGTATCCAATCTGGTCGGGAGTGTGGTTGGCCGGGAGCAACCCCGGCGAGATGCCGGAGGAGGCAAAGCGACTCTGCAGCGGCTCGGAGTGCTCGAGCTGCCCCGATGCAAGCGAGCATGCGAAGAGCCTGCAGGACAACCTGGAGCACTCCAAGTTCCACGCTCACCCGCCCTACTGGTGTCCGAAGGTCTACGTGCTCGCAAAGACCCCGGCTGGGCATGCGGTCCTACTCGACGATAGGGAGAGCGACGCCTGCATCAAGATAGTCGATTCGTCAGGTCAGGAGATAAGCCTTGTCTCGGGTCGAAAGGTCGAGATCACGGACAAGGCCGGAAGCAGAATCACTATGGATGCTGAGAGCGGAGACATCATCATATCCTCCGCCGGCAAGGTCCGAATCAACCCGTAGGAAGGCAACATGGCTGAGAAAGAGTGCGAGGGACCGACCAGGTGCGGTTGGGTCGAGAGTGAAAGGATCCTGGCGAAGACCTTCGACGCCTGGCGGGCGGAGTTCCGAGAGATACTCGAGGAGCATCGCCAANNCGCCAAGACATCCAGAACCGCCTGGAGAAGATCGAGCGCCAGATAGAGACCAAGAGCGACAAGGAATACGTAGCCCTCATGGTCAGCGGCATTAACGACGAACTCGCGAGGCATGCCGACGAGATCAAGGGCATCCAGACCACGCTCGAAGGTAAGGCCGGCACAGACAGCCTCTGGAAACTCGCGGCCATCATTGTCGCCGTCGGCGGGGTTCTCTCCGGGGTCATCAGCATGGCCTTGAGCTATCTGAAGAGGTGAACTCATGGGAGCAGCGATTGCCAGGCTCGGCGACGGATCCAATCACGGCGGACAGATCATATCGGGTGCAACGCGCACGCTGGTGAACGGTAAGCCAGCGGCGCGCAAGGGCGACCAGCACTCCTGTCCTCTCAAGGGGCACGGCGTGACGCCAATAACATCGGGAAGCAGCTGTGTCGTGATCGAGGGCCAGCGAGCAGCGCGAGTTGGCGACACCGTTGGATGCGGAGCGGTGATCACATCAGGCAGTCCGGATACAGAGGCGGGATAGATGTCGATTCACATATACAAGGACGAGGCGCTTACTCAGCAGGTATCCGAGGGAGACATGTCGAGCCCTGATAGGGATACGTTCGATGGCTCCGCCGGCGAAAGCAGAGATCGCCGCCTCTTCGTCGCCAACGAGCAGACAGTCCTCACTCAGGCGCTCGACGCTGTGACCTCGGATGTTCCTCTCGCAACGCCGCGCTTTGCCGACGGCGATGTCATCATCATCGGTTCTGAGGAGATGCGGATCGTCTCCGGTGGAGGCACCACGGCTCTGACCGTGCAGCGGGCGATCTATGGGACGCAACCGGCGACCCACGCGCAAGGCGCGCCAGTCTACAGCGCCATCAACTATACCGCCCTTATGCTCGCGCCTGTAGATACGTCCGGCACCGACGAATCAGCCTGGTGCTCTCTCGCGCTCACCGAGGATGGTCTGAATAGTGCAGTGCCGGGAGAGGCGCTTGCCCTCGGTGATAAGACCCATAACTCGACCGTATCATTCTGGCGAAGGATCACCGTCCCTGCGGGCACGCAGGTGCAGAACAAGACCGATCTGAAGCTCAGGCTAACCGGCACGCTGAGCCTGGTATAGGAGGACCCGTTGGCAAACCACAGCTCATACGGAACGGCGAGCAATACATCCGACATGCTCGCGAAGCTCAAGACCTTCCTTGTCTCCACCTGCGGCTGGACACTGACAGAAGACGGCCTGGGTCAATCCCAGCCGTACTTCGTCGTCTACTCCTCGGGTGAGTCCGGGCGTGAGGACATCTATCTGCAGTTCATTGACGATGCGACCACCGATAGGATCGCGGTGCGAACCGGGCTATACTGGGACCCTGCAAGCCATGTCCTGATCAAGCCGGTCTACTCGAGCTCGACGACCTTTGTCACGTCGGATGCTTCCGCGCTTGTGTACTGGATGTATGCCAACCTGGACAGGCTCGTGATGGTGACCAGGGTGAGCACGAGTTACTACGTCCACTATAGCGGTCTTCTGAAGCGCTTCTGGTCGGACAGGGTCGCGATCACCCAGCAACCAGCGTTGGCCGGAACCAATGTCGTGGTGCCGGTCAACGATGCGTCGGCGCTCTCTCCAGGCAGATACTACGTTATGAAGGACAACGCCAACCTCGCCCGCGTCCGAGTCAGCGCAACCGATGTGGCGGCGAACCCGAACACCATCACCATAGCAGCGCTTTCGGCCGGTTATGCGGCCGGCGCCAAGATCGGAGAGGACCCACAGCCGGTCGTGCTCGGTTACACCAACCTAGCGCAGTGCCTGTTTGCGAACCGCTACGACGGCTACTCCTCACAAAGCGGCCACATAGGCTACGTGCGGGACTTCTCACCGTATCAGATAGGGTGCACCGACCCGGATGCCAGATACGGGATGGTAGCGATGTTTCCGGTGTTCGTTGCTTCCGAGTCCACGGGAACTGACGAGTTGCGTGGCGAGCTTATCGATGTCTACTCCATAGGGGCTGGCGCGGGGGTCTCGGAGGACGTCATCGATTTGGGAACCGCCACCTACAAGATATTCAACCTCTCCGGCGGCAGTAACTGGGTTGCGATAAGAGAGTAGACGGACATGGCAACAAAGCCCGGCAAGATCAAAGAAGTCAGGTTGGTCCGCGGCGCATCACTCCCGCGGGAGAAGCGCTTCATTCGCAACAGGAAGTGCCTGAAGACAAAGAGCACGGTGCGGCGTGGCGGTCCGTAGCGGCCTCAAGGCGTTTGTTGGGATCAGCGGTGGGTGCGCAGTCCGGTAGTTCCGACTGTCCGGGCCGCATGCGACCGGGCTCGTCTACAGCCTGGTGCCCTCCGGCGGCGAGGAAGTCAGCCTCCTTGCCGATGCGCAGGCCGCAGTTGCAAGCCTGCACACTGCCCATTCGGACGTGTGCTTCCACATAACCAACGCGGCAGCACTCGATACCGATCTGTCGCTCGCGATAGCCGGTCCGCTTGTGATGTGTGCGGATGTGGTCGTGGTGGTGGCGCGTCCGCCGCAACCGGGCAACGATGACGAGGCCGATGCTCCGCGAAACCCGGCGCTGGAGTTCCTGGGCAAAGGACTCAAGTTCCCGTTTGCCTTCCAGAGACGCTCCGGCGGAACGCAAGTTTCGACCGCGACGTCATCGGATCACGCGCACATCCATGAAAGCATCCGCCAGATTCTGGGCACCAGGAGAGGCGAGCGGTTCCTGCGTCCCGACTTCGGTACGAGCCTGCACGAGTTGGTCTTCGAGCCGAACGACCACATCCTCTTCGGCCTGATCCGCCATGAGGTGATGACCGCGCTGGACCGATGGGAGCCAAGGATCATCGTGAAGGATGTTGCAGTCGCGGCCGACAGCGCCGATGAGCATCTGGTTCTGGCCAGTATCAGCTACCGGCTGATATCCTGCCAGGTCGAAGGCAATATGGTCTATCCGTTCTTCAGGGAGTTGGACTAACCAATGGCGACAGCACGCGGCAGGCTGCCATACGTGAACAAGGACTACGAGTCGATCCGGGAGGAGCTTCTCTCGCGAATCCCACAGCTCACCGACCGCTGGACCGACTTCAACGCAAGCGACCTGGGAGTGGTGCTGCTTGAGCTATTCTCAGGCATCGCCGATATGCTCGCGTACTACATCGACGCACAAGCAGCCGAGTGCTACCTGCCGACAGCAAGACAGCGCCCCAACATCATCAATCTGTGTTCTCTCGTTGACTACCGGCTGCATGGCCCGGTGTCGGCAAGCACAAACGTCGCGTTCACCCTCGCCGAGCCTCTCGCCGAAGACATACTTGTTCCGGCTGGCACGGACCTCAGAGCGCCGGACGCTGTCACCCCGGTACCGTTTGTGACGGCCAAGGATCTGACCATCCGGGCAGGCAGCACCGCAGGAGAGGTCGACGCGATCCAAGGCGAGAGCGTCAGTGAGGCGTTCACCGGAACCGGCGAGCCCGTGGCGAAGATCACGCTCGCTCGCACTGACGTGGCGCAGGGATCGGTGAAGGTGACAGTCGCCGGCGGTCTCTGGCAGGAGGTGGCGCATTTTGCCGACAGCGGACCAGAGGACAGTCACTTCAGGCTGGAGGTAGACGGCATCGACCGGGTGTCGGTTGTCTTCGGAGACGGGTTGTGCGGGGTCTATCCGAGAGAAGCTGCTGAGATAGCGGTGTCATACCGGGTGACGCTCGGGCCGGACGGGAATCTCGCGCCGCACAGGGTGACTGAGATGGTCTCGACCATCTACGCAAGCGACAACACGCAGGTCCAGTTTGCGGTCGATAACACGATTCCAGCCTCCGGCGGGGCGGAGCGCGAGTCGGCAGATCACGCCAAGGCAACCGCGCCGGCGGTGCTTCGCTCGACGTGGAAGGCCGTCACGAGGGAAGACTATGCGGCGCTCTGCCTTTCGTTCCCAGGAGTCGCCAAGGCACAGGTGGTCGACATCAACAACGATCCAAGCCTGCGCATCTACACGGTGAGGATCTGCGTCGCGCCGGAAGGCGGTGGGCTGCCCTCGCCGATGCTGAAAGAACAGCTCGGGGCTTTCCTTGAGGCGAGAAGACTCCTGACCATCGATGCGAGTATTGTCGATCCGGTCTACATGGCGGTGAACGTCAGCGCACTGCTCTACACGTACCCAGGTGAGGATGCCCAAGCGGTGCGAGCACGCGCCCAGGACGCTCTCAACAAACGGTTCGCCTTCGAGTCCCAGGACTTCGGCAGTCGGGTGTATCTCTCGGACCTGATTGCGCTCCTTGACGGTGTGGAGGGTGTAAGCCATGTTGTGCTTCGAGAGCCAGCCAACGACCTCATCACCGGCTTCAAGGAGATCCCCGTTCTGGGTGCGGTGACACTCGACACGCAGGTGGTGCGGTGATGGCCGGGATGAAAGATATCATGAGAGGGCTTCTGCCGGAAGTCCACGTCACCAGCGACACAAGCGGCGATCTGGACATCTTCCTCTCAGTCGTCGGACTGACGCTGGACGACTTGCGGGCAGGCATCCGTGGAATCCCCGCACTTGCCTCTCCAAAAGACTGCCCTCCGGACTTCCTGAGCTATCTCGCGGCGCTTGTGGGTGCCCAGTACGATCCGCAGGCGAACCCGGTTCCTCAGAGGCAGAGGATACGGGAGGCAATAGAGCGCTACCGGCGCAACGGCACCGCCCAAGCGCTGGATCGGGAGCTTAGGAGCCTCGGGTGGGACGGAGAGATCATTGAGACCTTCCGCAAGATTCTTCGCCTGAACCACCGAGCCCGTCTCGGCAGACAGAAGCTGCCTGGCCAGAAGTACAACCACGGGATCTACGGAGTGACGGAGCAGTTCGGCACTGATGAGTTCCTGGAAGTCATCCGGAAGCACCAGCCAGCCGGAACGATAGTTTGGATCGGAGAGGAAGAGAGCTTATGAGCGATAGCACGTTCGACGCCGCAAGGAACTACAAGAGGCTATGCTACAAGGAAGACCGCGACCTCCTGAACACTGAGCTCAACGAGATGCAGGATCTCGCCGCGCACGACCGCACCGTGATCCTCGACAGGATCCTCGCCGCCGGCACGATCCTCTCCGGTCTCGATGCGTCAGCCCAGGACAGCAACGTCACTATAGAGGACGGCCTCGTCTACATCGATGGCTGTGCTGTCGGGGTCTCCGGCGCGACGCTGTCTTGTGCTGACCCTGGCGAGCACATCATCTATGTGGATGTGTTCCGCCGCGACGTGACGGCCTCGGAAGACCCCACCCTTGTGAACCAGCTGACAGGAGAGGCGACCGCGGAACGTGAGAAGTGGATCGCGACGCTGCAGTTCAGGGACACCTCCGGCGATCCCCTACCCCAAGGAGCGAAGAGCAGGTCGGTTGCGCCGGTCTACATCTTCAACCGTGACACTGGCGAGATCCGGCCCGCCGCTGGCGTCGCCGGAGATGGAGGCAGCCTGTTTCCAGAACTCGCGGCCGAGCTTGCCGCGCACAAGGCATCCGATGACCATGACGGAAGATACCACACCAAGGCCCTGGCCGACGGACGGTTCGCGCCCATAGGTCACGTGGGCGCTGCCGGAACATCACAGCATCCTGCCGCCACTGGCTCCGCTGCCGGGTTCATGAGCGCCTCGGACAAGACTCAGCTTGGCAACCACGAGACGCGCGTCACCTCAGTCGAGAACACGCTGCCCAACAAGGCGAACAACTCGGATGTCACTGCGGTCTCCAATGCGCTGAACACGCACAAGGCATCATCCGACCACGACTCCCGCTACTACACTAAGTCTCAGACTGACACCGCCCTTGCGGCCAAGGCGGACGTCACCGATCTCACCGCCGCGTCGGCCGCCCTCGAGACTCACAAGGCATCCGCCGATCACGACGCCAGATACTACACCAAGGCCCTATCCGACGGGCGGTTCGCACCCATAGGTCACGTCGGTTCGGGAGGCACCGCGCAACACCCCGCAGCCACTGGCTCGACCGCAGGCTTCATGGGTTCGGGCGACAAGACCAACCTAGATAATCTCAGCGCCGAGATCACGGCCGCCAGGACTTCGGACAGTCGCGGCGCATTCGCGAGCCTGGACGCGCGGATGGAGAACGCCGAGGCAATGGCAATGGCGTCGGCGACCTACGTAGTGGCTGCGGTCGACTCGGTGCGCAAGTCGAGCGCCCATTACGTCTGTGACGGCACTGCCGACCAGGTGGAGATCAACCAGGCGCTGAATGCTCTGCCAGCCAGCGGAGGAAAGGTCCTCCTGCTCGCGGGCACATACACCCTTGCGGGCGGAATCGAAATGCCGCTAGGCGCGACACTCGCAGGCGAAGGACAGGGCACGATCATCAAGCTGCGCAGCGCCCACAACACTAACATCAGCCTCATCAAGAACAAAGACTTCGCCGCCCACATGACCTGCGTCAGAGACCTACGTGTCGACGGCAACAAGGACGGCCAGTCCTCGGGAACGGTGATCGGAGTCGAGTGGGCGGGGGAAAGCATCGATAACCTGACGGCCTATCACCGCATCCACAATGTCGGCATCACAAACACCAGCCTCGGCATGTCCGTGCGGTTCACTCATAGCTGCTCGATCTTCCAGAACATGCTCAGCGGCTCCGGCGGCATACTCATCACCCGCATCAGCACAAACGTCAGCGTCGTAGGAAACACGATCAACTACGTTGCGCTGGGCCCGGGTGATGGGATCCTGATCCAGTCTGAAGACAGCACCCTGGTGAAGATCAACGGCGCGCTCGTAGCCGACAACCAGATGCAAAACTGCTGGCGCGGAGTCCACATTGGCGAAGGCACTCAGATGTGCGTGGTCGAGTCCAACGTGATCTCGTCCTGTCAGATAGGCATCTCGATAGCCAGCGCCAGCGCAGAGACTCTCCGCATAGCGACAGATCACCTCATTTCGGGCAACTCGATCATTGCGCCGCAGACCACCAGCATCGAACTGACCGGAGTAGGAGTCTACTCGGCTTCGGTCGTCGGCAACCAACTCGTGGGGAGCATGCAGGGCGGCGGCGGAAGCGGGAGAGGAGCAATAGAGCTCGATGACGCGGACATGACGATGATCCAGTCGAACACCATTCGCAAGAGCGCCGGCGGCGCCGATTACGGCATCCTCATAAAGAGCGGCACAACCAAGACCTGGGTCAGCAACAACGACCTGAGGCTCGCGGGCGTGCTCTCCGGCATAAGTGATGCCGGCACGGAGACCGTCACAGCCGCCGGCAATCAGATATAGGAGGAGGGCATTCATGGAAACACCAATCGATGTCCCGCCACCGCCACCGCTGTAGTCGCGGGCGGGACGTTCAGACCCGCCGAAAAAGAACAGCAGAATCTTGCCGAATCCGGCCGAAGGGACTTGATGTTTCCTGGCTTCTGAGGCATTCATTGGATGGCACGAACACAGAACATGTGTTCTGCTAATCCAGGCTCGGAGGTAGCTTCAGTGAAGCTCCAGGAACTCAGGTTCGGAATAGAGATAGAGACCGTCAAACGTGAGCGAGGCACGGTCGCCAATGCCATACAAAGTGTGGTAGGCGGGCAAGTCGTTCACGTTGGCGGATCCTCGTATGACACGTGGGAAGTAAGAGACGAGCAGGGCAGAACGTGGAAGGTGATGGCGGACTCATCCTTGTCCAACGTCCCGGCCAACCTCAGGGCGGAGGTCGTCAGCCCCGTGCTCTCCTATGACGACATCCCCACGCTCCAGGACTTGGTGAGAGCGGTCAGACGATGTGGGGCGACCGTCGATGCGAAGTGCGGAATGCACATCCACGTTGACTCCAGCGCGTTCAACGGCAAGACGCTGGCGAACCTCGCAAAGATCGTCCACAAGCAGGAGCCACTAATCCTGACGGCGCTCGGGGTAAGCGAGGCGAGGCTCAGGCATTACACGAAGCCGGTGAGCTCGGAGTTCATTGCGAAACTCGAGCGAAGCCGCCCAAGGACGCTCGAACAGGTCAACCGCCTCTGGTATGGCTTCCGCAACCACAACCCCACCCACTACGACCAGAGCCGCTATTATGTTGCGGCTT